CGCGGTCTGCGGCACTGGTCATTGATCCATTCAGTTACGCGCCCCACGAAGCCCGGCGGGCGCTTGAGATCGACGCCGGCAATGTCGAACGGCAGGCCGTCTTTCGGCTCAGGCTCCTGATAATCCGCGTAGAGACGCGCGGCGGTTTCTTCGTCGACCTCGAACTCCACCGACTGCTGCCATCCGCCTTGCTCGGCATAATGCACCAGCGTGCCCAGCGTGACCGGGTTCGCCGACTTGCCAAACGAGTGCCAGCGTTTTTCCAGCGCGTCTCGGCCCGGGTATTTCGTGCCGCCGCCGGACCACTTGTCCCACACGTCGAAGCCGGTGCCGCCCGTCGCATGATGGACGGCCATGCCGCTGCGAATCCAAGTCTCATGATCCGTGTCTGGATCGATGTGCTTGAGCATGTCGGCGAGGTCCGCATGCGAGACGTCAACATGCTGGCCGTTGATCTCGGCGCGGTGGCGCTCTGGTTTGCGCAGAAGGTCGATCAGCGCCTGTGGCGCGGCGTCGATGTCTTCAGGCGTTCCAACGACGGCCTTATAACGGTTGCCGCTGGCGTGGAGCGAGCCGGGGCCTACGACAAACCCACTGCTTTTGAAATCAATGCCTTTGTATTCCTGCAAGTGACTTTGCAGCGCGAGACCTTCGTCGATCTTGAAATACAGGTGTTTTGATCCGCCGCCGGATCCTGTCTCGACAATGAGACCAGCGCCTGCAATTTGCGGAACAACAGACAGCAGGCGCTCATATGATTTTGTCCCGCCGTTTCGCGCATCGACGTCGATTACCAATAAACCACGAACGAGTACGCCGTAGCCGGTTTTGAAGTGATCGGCCAACTCGAAATTCTCGACCTGTTCTTCGGACCAGACTGGCGTGTGCTGCCAATTGGAGACTACTGGATGCTTAAGCACCGCCTTGCAGTCTGGATTGCCGCATTCGCAGCGACCGTCTTTCGTGACGCCGTGAAGGCCAAAAATTCGGTGACCGGCTGACCAGAAATTCCTGTGCATTAACGCACCGACAGATATTTGGAGAGCTTTTTGATTGTCTCTGGCAGCGGGTTTTTGTTGAGACCCGAAGCTATGGCCCTGACCGTATTAACATGCAAGCTTGTTTTTCTTGCGACAGCAGCAAGGTTTCTGTCGGTCAATAACGCGCGTATGCGCTTGATTTTTAACATTGTGGGATTTCCGCTATCGGGGGAGTTGACATTCGTCGCGTCGAAGACCAATGTCAAGAGCGTAGCAGAGAGAAGGAGTGCTCAATGAGCATAATGAAGACGATCAGTAAACCCACTGATCGGCCGGTGATCGTTACGATATGTGGCGATTCAGGCGTTGGTAAAACAAGCCTCGCAGCAACATTCCCCAAACCGATCGTGATCAGAGCAGAAGATGGCCTACAGGCCATTCCTGTCGCTTCTAGACCGGATGCGTTCCCGCTTATTCAGGGCGCGGACGAATTGTGGGAGCAACTGAAGGCTTTGATTGGAGAGAAGCACGACTATCAGACCTTGGTGGTCGATTCGGTTACGGCACTAGAGCGACTATTCATCACTCATGTGATCGAAACTGATCCAAAGAAGCCGAAAGGCATTCAACAGGCGCACGGAGGATACGGTGCGGGTCGAGATGCGGTTTCAGCGATGCACGCCCGTGTCCGTAAGGCTGCGGGAATACTCGCGGACAAACGTGGGATGCATACTGTGTTTGTTGCACATGCAGACACTGCCCGCATCGAGCCGCCTGATTCGGACGCTTATATGCGCTACACGCTGCGCCTGCATGAAAAGAGCATGCCGGCTTATGTCGACGACGTGGACGTTGTTGGTTTCCTCAAGCTTGAGACTTTCACAATGGGTGAAGGCGAGAGGAAAAAGGCTATCAGCGATGGCACGCGCGTTCTTATCACGCACGCCACAGCGGCGAACGTAAGTAAGAACAGGTACGCCATTACCGAGCCTATCCCGGCCCCGCTGGGGACAAATCCACTTTCGCAGTTCATCCCTGTTCTGAAAGGTTAAACCATGTCGTTCTGGAAACTCTCGACGGGCGAGGACGCCCGCAAGACTGATGGCACATTTGAAATGGGCGGCGGCGATCTTGAGCCGATCCCGAACGAAACAAGCGTGCTTGCAGTGATTGAAGAAGCAAAGTGGGACAATAAAGACGGCAACCATTTTGTTTCTGTTCGATGGTCTGTTCTTGCTCCTTCCGAATACAAGAACCGGAAAATCTTTCAAAAGCTTTGGATCAAGGACCACGATCCACGCGCTAAGGATCCGGTCAAAAAGAAGGACAAGGCGATCAAAATGTTTGCCGCGATCGACAAGAATTGCGGCGGCAAGGTGATGTCTAGTGAAGAAGAGCCGACAGACGAAAAGCTTGGTATCAACTTCTGCGGCAAGTCGATGATCGCGGTCATCATGCAATGGAAGATGCAGAACGAACAAACAGGCGAGGAAATGAAAGGCAACTGGGTTCAGAAGGTGACCGCCAGAACTAACGGAGAGACGGTTTCTACAACCACTGCTCCGAAAGTGAAGGTTGGAAAGTCGTTTACTTCCGAGCCGCCAGAGGAGGACGTGCCGTTCTAAACGGCATCTACCGATACGTCTTGCATAAAGACGTAGCCGACTACGAAAAGCGCGGGTGGGTGCGCCTGCCCGCGCTTGACGGCACGCACCACGGCGAGTGGTCTGCGCTCATGAAAGCACCCGACGAGGAAGATGATGGACCCACAACGCAGCGAGGCTTGGTTTCAGGCGCGTAAGAACCGCGTAACAGGATCGGAGGTCGGAGCGATCCTTGGGTATTCGCCATTTCAAAAAGCAGAAGACGTGATGCGCCGAAAGGTCCGCGACTGGGCCGGAGCGGAACCCGAGTTCACCGGCAACATTGCCACGCAGTGGGGCACGACGCACGAACCGGGCGCGATCGTAGAATACGAGATGGAAACCGGGAACAAGGTTATCTCGACGGGTTTCTATGAATATGAAAATTGGCTTGGGGCCTCGCCAGACGGCCTTGTCGACGATGATGGACTGATCGAGGTCAAGTGCCCCTTCAGCCTGCGGCATGACGAGCCTCCGGTTTCGTTCAAGGGCGCAAAAGATCAAATGCACTACTGGGCGCAGATGCAGATTCAAATGCATGTCACGCACCGCAAGTGGTGCGATTTCTTTCAGTGGACGCCTTCGGAGACAAGGCTGGAGCGCGTTATTTACGACAAGGCATTCATTAACGACGCCCTGATAAAGCTCAAGGCATTCTGGGATGAGTATTTAATCGAGCGTGAAATGCCGGAAGAGTATCTTGAGCCCAAAAAAGTAGTCATCGATACGCAACGCGCGTTCCAGCTCATGGCGGAGTACGAAGACGTTTGCGCGTTGATTGCAGACAACGAAAAGCGAAAGAAAGAGCTAGTCGAAAAGTTCGTGGAAATGTCCGGCGGAACAGACGCGAAGATCGCCGGCCGCAACTTGACGCTGATCAAGAAAGCCGGTGCCGTCAGCTATTCCAAGGCAATCAAGGATCTCCTGCCAGACGCAAACCTCGACCCGTGGCGCAGCAAGCCCACGCAGTATTGGGTGGTGAAATGAGCCAGCGTTGGAGCGAATACAAACGTCAAGATAACGACCTATACGAAACACCAGAGTGGGTGACGCTTGCGCTGCTTCCGCATCTGCCGGACGATATATCAAGCGCATGGGAACCGGCATGCGGTTCAGGCAAGATGCTTTCAGTGTTGAAGAATCATATCCCCAAGATCATGGGGACGGATATTTCTTCTGGCTGGGATTTTCTAAACCATGAAGCGAAGTATGTTGAAGCGATAATAACAAATCCTCCTTATAAACTTGCTCAACAATTTATTGAGAGGGCACTTGAGTATGCAAGTTTTGTCGCGATGCTTTTGCGGACTGATTTTGATCACGCAAAAACGCGCGCTCATTTATTTGGCCACAATAAAACTTTTGCCAAAAAAATAGTTCTTACAAAACGCATCAAATGGTTTGAAGACAGCAAGGGTTCCCCATCGGTTAATCATGCATGGTTTATTTGGAATATAAAACATGAAGGCTCACCGACTATAGCTTATGCGCCATGAGACCCACCTACGAATCCGAAGAAGACCGCAAGCAAGA